CGGAGTAGGTCCAATTTGGGGCCGCCACGACGCTTTCGCGCAGAATGGACCCGCCCTGAACGACCCGCACAACATAAAGCTCGGAGGCCTCGCCAAGCGGCACTTCGACCGATTGCCAACTGTCCCCGTCGATCCGTGTGCGCCGCACCCAAGTCAGTTCTGTGTCGCCCGAGAGGGCCATCTGGGCTTTGAGATGCGCCGGAGCGTAGGGGCGCAGGCCGATCCCATCGAAGGCTTCGACCAAATGCTGATAGCTTGGATCGTCATAGCCGCGTTGTGACGGGCCTATGCGGTAATGACGCGCGAGGCCACGAGCCGATTGGGCAATGTCGATTTGTCGAAGCGCCGAGTTCAACAGGACAAAGCGAGATCCTGCAGGCCAGCTTGCCATCAATCCATCGGTCCCCACCTGTCCACGCAACCGCAAGGACAGATCGTAGGTTTGCGGCGCAACCAATTCTGCAGTGGCAAACTGGAACACTTCCCAATTGCCAGACGATCCATCGCCAATCGCGGCGACATTGGCACCATTCAGAACATCAATGAGGCCGACCGAGGCCAGCTCTCCTTTGGTCAGCTTGACCCGCAAAGCCGCCCCCCGATCCCAAACCGCAGGCTCCGCACTCTCAAGCGCCGTTTGCGTCACACCAATGGTGGCCCAAGTTGGCAATAACGTGTTCAACTCATAGCCACTGTCTGATGCAGAGCCATAGACCGCTGCAGACCCCGGCCAGGGGTTTGCCGTGACCGCAACATGCGGCGCATGAGGCGTTTCATCCCCGGTCAAAAGCGGAAGATCCAAGAACAACGGATAGACCGGCACAGGGGCCGCAAACGGCTTGGCCTCAATGATGTCTTCAACCGCATCAGAGGGCACATAGATTTCTTGCTCGACCCGCACCGCTTCGATCTGTTGTAAATCACCAAATGTGGCGTGATCGACCCGATACCGCAATGCGCCGTCCTCCGAGGTCACGGTGATCACATCACCAGCCCCATAAGAAAACAGCGATGGAGGGAGCGAAAATCGGGCCGTATCTCGCGCCACCCGCGATTCTGCCAACCATCGTTCCACAACCTGCCGCCCCTCTGAGCGCGTGAGAGCCAAAGGCAATTCAGATTGGGACATAAGCCGGCTTTGTTCATCCGGAAACATGGCCTCTTCGGCGCGGGCAGCATAATCCCCGTCCGCATCGACAAAGGTGAGTTTCACCCGGCCCGCCACTTCCAACTCATCGGAGACCGCCATTAGATCTTCGCTCAGCGCAACCTTTTCTTTGCCATCGCGAGATCGGAAAATCAGCCGACCTTCGCGTTCGATGGCCTCAAAGCCAAAGGCCAACATAAGCGGCTGCAACGCAGAGCGGGCCCCCGAGATATCGCTGACGCTATAGCCACGCAAAACGCCCCAAAGCTCACTCACGTCAAGTTCATAAACACCTGAACGCGCACAGATTTCTGTAACAACATCAGCCAGAGATCGCGACGTGCTGCGGCCATTCAACCAATGTCCTCTTGCGTAATTGTCACCATCACTCCAGACGGAGGTGACAGCCGGAAAAGCCGGATAAGGCCTTCCGTCCCAAGCCCAAACATGGGCCCGGCTCATGTCGATCATTGGGCCATCATAAATGTCTGACATCGGGTTATGGCTCTCATCTTTCCAGTATTCCGTCATCGCCCGGACATACTGAAGCTGAATGAAATCATCCCGGCGCCCGGAAGAATACTTTGGGAGTGCGCTTTCCGACGATTTCGCATCCAAAAACTTGTTGGGTTGATTGGTCGCCTTATCAATCGCGGCACAGCCCATTTCAGTAAACCAAATCGGCTTGGACCCAGGCACCCAGGCCGTGGGTGTCTCATTGCGCACACCGCCGACCCGTTCGTGATGATCGTTCTGCCACCAGCCCCGAATGTCTTTGTAGCGCCAGACCCAATCTTCACCGTAAGTGCCATCTACAATCGGGGTGCGGATTTGTGCCTTGTCGTGCTCATCAAACGCATAATACCAATCATACCCCTCACCGCCTTCGATGTTGGCCTTGAGATACTCAAGGTTATAGATCGAGCCAAAATCGGCATCGGCATGATCATCACCATCCCGCCAATCCGACAGCGGCATGTAATTGTCGATCCCGATAAAGTCGATGTTTGCATCGGCCCAAAGCGGATCAAGGTGGTAATAAAGATTGCCATCCGCTTGGTAGCCAAAATATTCTGACCAATCCGCCGCATAGCCAATCTTACATTGTGTTCCAAGGATACCGCGCACGTCTGCGGCAAGCTGGACCAAGGCGTCAACGGCAGGGAAACCAGCCGCACCGCGAATACGCGTCAGAGACCGCATCTCTGAGCCGATACAAAATGCCTCAACCCCACCTGCCAGCGCACACAGATGCGCATAATGCAGGATCATCCGACGATACGAAAACTCGGCTGGCCCCGTGTAAGACACGGTTGATCCGGAGGCTGTAAAATCCGTTGCCTGTGCGGTCCCAAAAAAGGCGGCAACCTCGGCATCTGCGGAGGCAGTGCCATCTGTGGTCCCCGAAATGCCGGGAGCCAAAGACGTGGTAATGCGCCCCCGCCAGGGCAGTGTCGGCTGTTCAAGCTCTCCCGTCCACGGATCAACCAAGCCATTCCCTGAAAGCTGATCCATCAGAATAAATGGATAAAACACAACCTCCTGCCCCGCATCATGCAACGCATGAATGGCCTGAACCACGGACTGGTCTGTCGGCGTCCCGCCATATACAGACCGATCATCAGCATCACGCGGCACGAGGCTTGCAGAGCCACGCGACACCCCAGACACAGACCATGGCATGTTCGACGCATCCGCCTCCGCTTGCTCTACCTTCGGCTGTAGTTGACAGAATCCGCAGCGCAAATCATCCCCGAACCAAGACACCACAAGTGACGTCGATCGACAGGATTTCAACTCCTGCGACATTGCCGTCAAAGAGGTTGTGAAATCGGGTTGACCTGAGGCGGAATTGACGTTGGACGCTGAGACATCCCCCGCGCCGCCTTGCAAATATACAGGCGTCGTCGCCAACGCGTATTCCCCCGTCCCAGGGATCATCGCGACGGCTTCGATCAAATGGGTCAAATCGCTCTTTTGCCCCTCGGCCTGATCTGGACGCATCACCTCAAACGTAAACTGCGGCACCCGGTTGCCAAATGGCGTCAAATCAACGTCTTCAAGCACAACATAAGCAATGCCGCGATATGCGGGCACTTCTCCCGCCCCTTCCACGGCTTCCATTTTAGGGTCTGGAACCTGATCCTCTGTGCCCGCGTAAACGCGCATGTTCAACGTGCTGACATCAATCTCAGTGCCATCGGCCCAGACCCGGCCCACACGAGAAATTTCACCTTCACATAGGGCAACCGCCAAAGACACCGAATAGCTATACTGCTTGACTGTGGGAGCGCTTGGAGCCCCTTTGCCCCCACCACCCGATGTGGCGACATTCTCCTGAAATTCGGTCGCCCAGATCACCTGTCCACCTACGCGCATCCGCCCGTAAATCTGCGCAACAGGCGTTCCCTCGGAGGCACCCGTCAGACGGAACCGTTCCACCCGACCGGTTTCCACGGTCTGGCTTCCCGCGCCCATAAGTCGCTGGTCAATCGCACGCCCAAGTGTGGCCCCGATCGCACGGCCAATGACCACAGAAGACAAGCCCAATACACCTCCGCCAACGGAGGCCCCAATCGCCGCGCCTGCGGCTGAAAGTACAATAGTTGCCATTACTTATCTCCCTTAAGTGGGAATGCAAAACAGGCCACAACACGCCTGCGCCATGGTGTGCTCAGAGCATTCTCAACGACGCCGTGACCGGAATAGGCATGAATGAATGAGGGGCTTTCGCCCACCCTTCCGACGATGCCAAGATGCTTGGCCACGGCCCCATCGCGCATTCGAAACAAAAGCACATCACCTGCGGCCATCTCGCTCACCGGCTTGGCAATGAGGTGCTGTTGAGCTGCATACAAAAGCCGCTCTTCGTTCTGCGGCTCACTCCAATCTTTCGTGTAGGGCGGGATCATTTCAGGCTCTTCGCCATAGACCTCGCGCCAAATTCCACGCAATAGCCCAAGACAATCCGTCCCCGCCCCTTTGCAAGAGGCCTGATGCCGATAGGGCGTTCCAAGCCAGCTACGGGCACGATCTGCAATCGTCATATCCATCATTCTAGCCCCCAAAAACCGGAGTGCTTGGGTCACCAAAAATCGACCTGCGGCTGCCACCATCGTTGGTTTTGCCTTGGATCGGATAGCTGGCCAGCCAGTCTTCGCCCGGAATATGCGGAAACCCGCGAAAGTTTAGAAAGTTGTCAAACTTCAACCGACATGTCGCCGCGCGCCGATCACATCCTGCCTCAATCCGAATGAGGTCTCCGGGCGCGACCTCGGCTCTGAGCTCTTCCCAGAGTTCGATTGTCCGCCCATCCGCCGACAGGCGATCATTTTTGATCACCCCCACAAGGTTCGCGGCAGCACCCGTTTGAACACTCAAACGCCCGCGTTCAAACCAACGGTCATCAAATCCCTCGAACGTAGAAAACGAAAATAACTTCCCTTTTTCAACTCGTTCTACCGCAACTTCGGCAAAATACCCCGGCTGATTGAGGTTAAACCCACAGCCTTCTGCGCCCAAAACCGCCGAGCAACCGGGTTGATAGACTCGCCCTTGTGGTTGGTTGAGTTCTTCCGTCAAGCCGCGCAGTTCCGCACGAAAACCGCCGGACACCCGCGTGATCTCGCCAAATGTACCTTTAAACAACAGCACACGCTGATCCACGTCGGCCCAGTTCACAAGCCAAGAGCGCACCAGAGCGCCATCAAAGCGCCCAGCCCGAATGTCACTTTCTTGTACCGAGGCCGAACTCAACGCGCCCAGCGCCTCAGTGTTGTCAACCGACAGACCCGTGGATTGCTCAAGCGCATTGGCCGTAAGACCCGTATCCGCTTTAAAAACAAACCCGTCGAAACTCAGATCATTGTCATGATCGGTAAATCCATAGGTCTCACCATCGCGACGCACCAGCACCCAAGCGCGACACAGCGTCGTCGTCCCACTGGCCAAATGTGTTTGCAAATTCTCTGGAAAAGCCATCAGACTCGCACCTCCACAATCGGCACATTGGGCACTTCTCCCGCCTGAAATGACGCCACAGAGGTGGCGATCCGATTGGTGTCAAACCGTACAGGCACGTCAAATTCATACCCGGCACTCACAGCCGCGTTCTCCGCTGGCGGAGTGGCAAAGGTGATCATCCCGGTCAGGGTATCCACCTCCCAATCAATCGCTTCAAAAAGCTCCTGACCTTGCACACCCGCTTTAACGGTTCCCAACACCGGCTTCTTCACCGGGCGCACATAAACCGCATCCCCAGACTGATAGCTCTTGTTGAGCTGAAATTGTGTGGTTTCACCATCGCCATAGGCGACAATCTGATCCTGGAACCCCACGGCTTCAGATGCCCGGCAGGTCTTGTAATCCGACCAGTCTTTCCACCGAAACCCGTAAAGTTGTCCCTGCCGCGCTTCAAAAAACGCGATAAGCAACTCGATATCATCCAAGGACCGCATCCCAAGCCCAGCGTCATACCGCCGACGGGAGTGCGCCCATGGGGTATTGCGTTCTTCAAAGCCGTTTGCCAACGTCACAACATCGGTGCGCCGTTCTGGTCCCAAAGCTCAGGTTCGCCGGAAATCTCACATCATGAAAACCCATAGGTGTTCCCCTCCATTCGAATGGCGGTTGAGGCCGGTCCCGGCCCGTATTGCGTTATTGATTGCGTTGACCACGGCCCAGCGCACGGCTGAGCTGCGCGGCCACTTGGCTTTGACTGCGCCGAAAACCTTCGACATCCGGCGTGGTGATATTCATCGTGACATTGACTGGACTGCTTGACCCTGATGCCTGAACGCCCAATTTGCCATTGGCCCCGCGCGTCAGTGGCATGATCGCCTCCGCTCCCGCTTCGCCCATAAGACCCGTGCCGCCGCGCATCGGGAAATAAGTCGGGCTGGACACAACGCCGCCCTTGGCAAAGGGCATCACATTGCCCTGTGCAAAAGCCCCGCCCTTTTCAAACGGCATTAGGCCCTGAATGATACTCTCAAGCCCGGAGCCCAGCACCGAACCCACATGGCTCGTCACCGGCTTCAATGCCGCATTGTAAGCCGCATCCAACATCGACGTGCCAACGCCCTTGAGCGCCTGTGCCAGCGTGTCGCCATCAAACACCAAGCCATCAATCGCCTTTTTCAAGCCTCGGGAAATCCCGCGCTCAAGTGCGGACACCTCACGCTGAGTCTCGGCCACCGTTGCCTGAAGCCGCACCATCTCTTGGTTGAATGCCGCCGCCATCGCCTCGGCACCGCCAATGGCGCTTTCCATCTGCGTGACCTTGTCTTCAAAGGCGTCAAGGCCATTTACATCTGTGCCGTTGATCTCAGCCATCGTCTTGCCCTTTCATTGCGCCTTCGTCGGGGAAGGCTTTGGCCAATTCATCGAGCCGGGTGCGGCCCATCGGTGCGGTGCTGCTTCCTGTGCCCAACATCAGCAACAGTTCGGCAGGCGTCAGCCGCCAGAACTCATCGGGTTTCAACCCAAGCCCCCGGATGCCGATCCGCATCAGCGCGGGCCAATCGACCCCCCCCTTATCTGTCATCAGGCTCATTTGCCCCCCCTCATCCAGGCACCATAAAGGCCCGCGTGATCAGCTCTGCGCCAACCCGCGCCGCCTCAAGCGGCCCACCTTCGATCTCTGCCGTCAGAATGTCGTCATAGCGCCCCTTCCAGCCGCCGCCGCGCATCCTCAATCGCCAGGATCGGGAGTTTCTTCACCTCATAATTCTCGGTGAAGGTGCCACGTACGCGCTGCACGGAATAGGCTTTCAAAAGTTCATAAAGGTCCGCCTGCCATTCGGGCGTGCGGATCACGCGTACCCCTTCCGGCTTGCCGCGCGCGAATACATGAATGCCCATGCGGGTGCGGTTTGTGAGCTGCTCACTCGCCTTGCGCATCGCCTCCAG